TAGACAGAAGGTCGGTTATTTCAAGATTTTAGCCAAATACATAGCTTGCTGGTCCAGAACATTATTTCGATTCGCTGTTTTCCGGAATTGTTGCAATTCCTATGGAAACAAATAAATCTGAAAGAATACGTCAATACAGAGCCATGGCACAGTATACAGAATGCGATTTCTGTCTATGTGAAATTGCTGATGATGTTCTCCACGAGGATGAAACAGGAAGCGTTGTAAAATTAAACATTCCATCAAACAAAAAACATCTTGATACAGATAAAAGGTCAATCCTTTAGTTGCAGTTTGAAAAATTCATAGACCTTTTTAAGCTGAAAGAAGATGGTTTCTGGCTTGTGAAGAAGCTTCTTGTTGAAGGTGAGGTTGCTTTTGAAAATATAATAAACCCGGAAAAACCGGAACTTGGCATAATCGGAGTAAAGTATCTCCCAACTGAATATTACGAAACAATTCTATAGGGAGAAACAGGAAGGTCTCTGGGTATAGTTTTCAATAAGGAAGCGCTCCAAAAAGATATCAAAAATATCATTTCGAATAGTTGTGTCGGGTCTAGAGCCATATTTAACAATATGATTCAGACAGCAAGCTGGAAAAGTTATGACAGAGATGATGTAATACCTCTTCTTTGGCCTTAGCTTACCTATATTTCTTCTGGTGAAACGTCTCCAGATGGTTTGATGATATTCCCTCTGATTGAAAAATGCAAATAGGCGTATCATCAACTTGCGCTTATGCAAGATGCTGCTGTCATTCTTCGTGTCACAAGAGCACCAGAGAGACTTTTGTTCAATATAAATACTGCTGGAATGGCAGATAAAGTTGCCAGGCAGAAAATATAGAATTTTATTCAAAATCTCAGGTCGAAAAAGATAATTTCTTCTAGAAACATGTCATCGAAGAATGAACGAGAAATAGCATAGGTTTACAATCCAGTTTCAATGCTTGAATCTTACTTCTTCGGAAAGACGAATGAGCATGATGCAACAACGATTGAAACAGTTGGCTCCACAGCAGATTATGAATAGATTGCCGATATAGAATTCTTCTTGAGAAGACTTTTCAAACAGTTCAAGGTTCCGTTTTCGAGATATAAGGCTCCAGAAAATTCCCTTGAGCGTGATGACACGATTTCTTATGAGGAATATTCAATGGCAAGAATGGTCATAAGAATCCAACGCAGACTTTCTTTGGGTCTTAAACGTGCATTTATAACCCATCTTAAACTTCTTGGTTCGTCAGAAAATGGGGAAAGTCTCTGGAAAACATATCAGCTTAAGGAATCAGATTTCAGTATTGATTTTACAACACCTGTTTTGTATGATTTGTATCAACAACAAAAACTTGTAACAGCAAGAATGGATACATATAAAGCAGTTGTCGACCAAGAAGAGTTGTCAAAGATAAACGCGATGAAAAAGATTCTTAAAATGACGGATGAGGAAATAGACCAGAACTTTTTGAATCTTATCAAAGAAAAACAGCTCGTTGCTCTTGCTGATTATTATGCAGACAAGATAAATGATGAAAACAAACCACTTGATTTCAAGTCACCGCTTCGTCTTTCAGGAGAAGAGAATGAAGAGGAAGAAGGTGGAGAAACAGGCGGAGAAGGTTCCGAGGAAACAGGAGGTGGAGAAGCTCCGGAAGCACCACCGGCAGATAATTCTGGATAGGAACCGGAAGGTGGTGAACCATCGTTTGGTTTGGGAGGGGAATAAACCTTGAGTGAACTCTATGCCACGCTAAAGACGTGGCATCTTTCTCACGGTTTCTTGTGTAAATACAAAATAAACCCTTAAAATAATTTTTTAATTAATTTTGTAAATACATTTAGAAAATAGGATTTGACAATATGGCACTGAAGACTTTACAGAAGAATTATGACGCACTTCTTAATGCATTTTAGGAAGCTGGTGTTTCACTTACTGAATCACAGAAAAACAGTCTTGATACTTTTATGCTTGATTTTCAAAAGAAGCTTACTGAAACTAGAGATTCCGCTATAAAGGCGACAAAGAAGCTCGTTGAAGAGAAAATGGAAAAAGAATTCAAGGAAGTTTTTGAAAGCATTATGCAAAACCAGAAAAAAGTTTTTGAGACGTCGAGCAAGATTGATGTTTTGAAGTCTCAAAAAATGCTGACTGAAACCCTTGACAAATATCTTGACAGGTATGTTGAGGAAGTTCTTCCAAAGAAAACTATTGTTGATTATGCTCGTATGCAGAAGCTAGAGGCAATTCATGAATCTTTGAAGGGAATGCTTCTTGTAAATGAGGATGCCGTCGAAAAGAAAGTTGATGAAGTAAAATCCGAATATGAAAAGAAGATGGCAACTGAGAGCAAGGAATTGGAAGAAAAAATTGAATCTCAGAAGAAAACCATCGAGGAATCCAAATCCGAAACAGCTGTTCTGAAAAAGAAATATGCTGCATTACTCAAAAAGAGCCTGATTAATGAGAAAACAAAGAATTTACCTATAACCGAGTCCAAGAAGATGCAAGAGCGTCTTAGCAAGATGACAGTTGAAGAAATTCAAAAGAATTACAAGACTGTCCTTGAAGCAGTTCAGGAAGAGATTAAGGATGAACAGGACAAGGTACAAGAGGAAAAGAACTTAGAGGAAGCCATTACCGACCTTTTGGAAGGTAAGGGCGAATCCGACAAGACTGGTGAAAACGTAACCAAGGGAACGGAAAACAATCCAGAATCTACATCTGACGATGAGGATAAAACAACAGAACCTTCCGAAAACGATGAACCCGTTGAAGAAAGCCAAGTTGTTGTCACAGAGTCTATGATGAAGAGATGGATTGCATCCCTTGAACGTTTAACCCCACAAAACTAAGCCAAAAAATAAAAAGGAAAAAATAAATGGCTAGAATTATTCAAGATGACATCGAGACAATCATGAAGCGCTGGGCCCCAATCGTTGAGGCCGGTTCTGAGAAGATTACTTCTAATTCTATCAAGAAGAGCGTTTCACAGCTTCTCGAAAACACAGCAAGAGAGTTCGCTAAGGCTGGACTTCTCATGGAGGATAGAGCTCCCGGTATGACAGCTGGTGCTCCTGGCGCGCTTGCTGGTAGTGCTGGTCAGTATCCAATTCAGGGTAAGACTTCCAAGGGCTACCTCAAGGGCGCTTTTGGTCGTGACGCCGTTAAAGATGCTGATACATATGGTGACTACTATCTCCCTAACGTAATCATGCCAATGGTTCGTCGTATATTCCCTTCACTCATTGCTCATGAGCTCGTCGGTGTTCAGGCACTTAACGGTCCTATCGGCTATGCTCTCGCATATCGTGCAAAGTATAACGACAACGGTGGTCTTGGTCTTGGTTATGGAAAGCTTGACCTCTCCGATAGGGAAATTGGTTTCAATCCAACCGATACTCGTTACACAGGTGAGGCTGAAATTACAGCTCTGACAAGTCTTACCGCAACTCAGAATACTGTAGTTGATGGAGACCTTCCAGATGGCTATCCAGATTTCGCTTCAAAGGCATGGGAAAGCTATGTTGGCAAGGAGCCAGGTAAGAACGGTTCTCTCGCTTGGGCTGGTGAAGGCAAAAGCATTGGTGTTGAGTCTGAGTACGCAAGGTTCAGCACAGGTACATATCCTACCGTCTCCTTTGACTTCCTCAAGACCATGGTTGAGGCTAAGACCCGTAAGCTCGGTGCTGGCTGGTCTCCTGAACTCGCTGAGGATATGGAAGCAATCCATAACTTCGACGTTGAGTCTGAGTTTGTTAATATCATAACCTACGAGATTGGTGCTGAAATTGACCGTCAGATTGTTACCGAGATGGTTAAGACAGCTATTGTCGGTGGTTCAATCTCCGGATGGAACCCTGCATATGCTGATGGTCTCGACCAGATGGGCCGTCTCCAGACACTTCTTGTTCAGATTAACCTTGAGGCTAATCAGATTGCTCTTAAGACACGCCGTGGCCATGCCAACTTCGTTGTCACATCTCCAGTAGTCTGCTCACTCCTTGAGAGTCTGTCAATGAACAAGTTTGTCTCCTTCCAGAACACAAACAAGGCTCCTACCGTTCCTGATGCTGGTGTTGGTGCTCTCACCAAGATTGGTCTCATCAACGATGGCCAGCAACTCCTCGTTCGTGACGTCTATGCAGCTGGTAACTACCTCGTAATGGGTTATAAGGGCTCGAACCCTGCCGATAATGGCATAATTTATTGCCCATACGTACCTGTCCAGCTCCAGAAGGTTATCGACCCCGACACCTTGACCCCAAGAATCGGTGCTCGTACCCGTTATGGTATCATGAACAGCGTTTGGGACGCAAAGAACTACTATCACTACATCGTCATCGACGGCCTTACCCAGGCTTACGAATGGTCTAGTGGTCAGCGTCAGTTCGTCCAGCCTTATAGCAAGGTTACAAACGGAACACTCTTTGTCTGATAAAGAGAAATACCGAGAAATTGGTAAAAAAAGAACCGGATTTTCCGGTTCTTTTTCATTTTTTGAAAACAAATAAAAATTCTTTATAGTTTCTATGCCGAGAAAAAGGCAATCATCTTCAGTGATTGCCAGCTTCAAACAAAAAATGAGATAAGATAGATGCCACGTATCTATCGTGGCATAGAGTTCAATATGTCTTTTTATATTTTTTTGTAAATAATTCTATGAAACAGAGTGTGCGTATCCAAGAAACTGGAAAAACCGTTGAAATCAAAGACGGAAATGATAATTTAAAATTTAGAATAACTTTTGAAAAAGGAGTAGATGGACAGCTCTAGGATGTTTATCAAATAAAAGTTTTCAATTCAAATGAGGAAACACCACTTAGCATAGAAAGCTATGAATTGGAATCAGATGCAGAACATGCATTTTGTTTGACAGTCAGAAATTATAAATTTCTTGTTCAATCTGAATCAAAACCAATAGATGATATACAATTGTTCGCAGAAAGAATCGATTATAGGAATATAGATGTCGATTGTTGTTTGAATTGCGAGTTTTCTTATAAAAATCTCGAAAAATATGTTCCTGGAAAAATTCGAGGAACATACGATTTGTTTTGTTCAAATCCAGATAATTTTGTGATTTTCAACAATACAGTCTAGATGGGAAAAAATTGTTTTTGCAAAAACTATCCAGAATGTCCATTTGGAAAATCCGATGATACAACAGAATGGATTTACAAAGATATGATAAATCCAAAAGATAGGTGTCATTGTAATGGAGATTTCAACAAATGTGTTTACGATAACTGTCAAAATCATGGTCATATGATTCCAAGACCAAAACAAAATCCTCCAAAGAATATGCTTTTGGTTCATCCAAGAGTTGATTTTAACGGAATTTGCAAAAACTACAAGAAAAAAATCAAACATTGTCAAGAACCACATCCGAAACAACCAACGTGTTGATTGTGAACTCTATGCCACGCTAAAGACGTGGCATCTTTCTCGCGGTTTTTGTAAATAATATAAATGGAAGCGTATTGTAAATATAATCCTTCAGACAACCCATATTGGTGTAATGTGATATGGGGATATTGCCAGTTTCAAACACCAGGAACAGTCAATGAACATTGTCCAATATATCAGGGGTATCCAAATTGGATAATACATGTTGATGTTGATGTTGACGATAAGTTTATTCAATCACATAGTTATGCTACAATATACGATGATGGAGACCATTTTATTTCTCTTGGTGATACTGCGTTTCAAATGTATCCAGTTGATTATCCGCCATTGGAAATTGATGTCAGATATGTAAGATATATAGGTAGATATGCGTTTCAGGATTGTTTTTAGTTGAAAACATTGGATTTTTCAAAGAAAACTGACGATTTTATTCCAATTCTGGCTTCTCCGGAAGCGTTCATGAAGAGTGAATCAATGGAATTCGTGAATGAAGAATTTAAAATTCTTGTTCCACAAAGACTTTATGATTAGTGGATACTCGACCCTAACTGGACGGCTGTAAAAAGATTTATATTTGGAGTTTCGTGATATTGTTTTGGTTTTAAAATCATTTGTGTGATGAATCACGGTTTTAGTTATTTTTTTTTGTAAATAAAATAAAAGATTTAACAAAATAAGGAAATATCATGTCAGTAAGAGTATTTCTCGGTGAACCACCGGAACACATAAAACAGTGGATAATAACCCACAATCAGCCAGTTTCTTCTGGTATTACAGTAA